TTGATCTTGTGGTGTTTTTAGTTGCTTAAGTAATGAACGAATAGATTGTCCTCGAGTTTGACATACCCAACATTCCCAGAAGTTCTTACCCTCTTCGGTTGTATGCATATTGATCTCTAGTTTAGGCTTGCGATGATTGCAAAATGGACAATGGAAAGCATGATTAGCTCTAGCTCTCTTATGACTCTTACCTAAAATATTCTCAATGGATCCTAATAAAAAAGTATAATCCATAGACCTGTCCGTATCTTTTTATATAAGATAAGAACTTTTATTCGAATAGACAACTATTCTTCAGTGTTTAATAATAGTTCTTTTATTGCTGAGGAGACAGTTTTTCGAAGTATTTCTTTGTTTTCTATGTCTAGGTAGTCCTCTAACTTGTTAGTTATTGATTCGGTAAGTTTTTTTACATCATTACTTGAGATTGCTAATTCTTCTCGAACTACGTATCTTTTATTCTCTAGTATGATTTTGGATAGTTTCATATCATTAGCTTACGTCCATTGCATCGTCGAAGTCTGCCACGATTCCTTTTTCCTTCAATGCATCGACAATTTTACTTAGTTGGTTAGTTCCATAATCTCTGGGTAATTCTAGTCCAGTTAGATTTTTTATATATTCTCTAGCTTCGTCATAATGTAGCTTCTCTCTAGGAGTACCAAAAGGTAGGTTAGCAGTTTGAGGTAGAGGATGTAGGTATGCACCATAGAATCGTCCGAAGTCAGTATAAGTTAATCCTATACCTTTCACTTCGAAATTTGGTTTACCTTCTAATATGATATCTGCTAGTTTCATCGTCCTTGACCTCTGTATGCTTTTTTATAGTTTCTACTATTCTTTAATTTTGAGCTTTTTGATTTAGCATGTACACCGGGACGCTTCTTTTTTTCACCTCCTTTGTATGTACCTAACTGTAATACCTTCGCCATTTTTATTGTAACTTTTTAGTTATTCTCTTTCCTATAAATATCTAGTTTTTACCTTTCATCTATAAGACTCGTTGTGTTTCTCTACTTCATTTAAAATACCTCTAGTATTCTTATAGTCGATAGAGGCTTCCATTTCTTCTTTTGAGTTATAAGATTGTATACCGTCTAAATCAAAATATTTTAATGAGCCACGTTCATCATAAGCACAGTTGAAAACGTTAAAGATATCTGTTAGCACTATATTTTCTTCAATTGCTTTATTGAAGAGCCTAGTCATATCCTCATACAGGTTTAATTTTACTACCCAACTCCAGTCATTCCATTTTGGATAAAAGTTAAATTTAGTAAATAATACGTTATCAGAAGGACATCTTTCTTGTACTACAAACAAAACTCTATTATAGATTCCTGCATAGTGCAATTTAGGTACTATGTTATTCTCATACAAAAACTTATCTGTTTTTACGATAGTAGAAAGTAAGTCACGAGAACCTAAAGGAACTGAGGAGTTAAAGTCTTGTTTGCTTAGTCTTGCTTTACAGGGGTAAATAAATTTTAAAATATAGTCCTTGTAGTAGAAAACTTTATGTTTATACCTCAAATCGGTTCCTCTATGTGTACAGTTAGTATACCTATTATCTAATAAGTCTTTTATGTCTATATCTTTAGAGCCTTGATTTTTATAGATAGTTAATTCATTACCCATATCATGGTCATTGCTATATTTTGCAATAAAGTCTTGTCTCTCTGGTCTGTGAAATTTATGAATCTTTATATCATTAATGAAACAATCTAAACCTGCTTGCAAATCTACTTCGTATTTTTTACCTATCTCTTCTCCAAGTTTTATATCTAAAGTATTCACCCAGTCACCAACTATACCTTTCCTAAAGTCGTTAGTTGTATAAAGTATATCTTTGTCTTTAGAGTTAGGAAGTCGTACATCTACATACTTAGTAACCGGTAGGTCCAAGAAAGAGCTCAGCTTAGAAACTGTGTTTTCATATTGGTTAACAACCTCTTCGAAAGAGACAATTTCCATATCGAGACCTATAACTTCTTTACTAATATAAACTGAAAACCAATTTTTGTAATACTCTATAAGTAGGTCTGAGATATTCTCATATTTTTGATCTATCAATTCATATCCGTCAAAGTCGAAGTTTTCATAAAAGTCAGAAAAAGAATCGTACTTTTGTTTTACTTTCGGTCTATGGAAACAGGATGTCATTATATCTCTAACATCTCTGTATATAAGTATTATTTTTGATTCAGCAAATAGTTTATCTAAAGTGCTCTTTTGTTCTACTGTGTGGTTATATTTGTAGTAATCTCTAAAATCATGTGCATGAGTCCAGGTAACTCTATTACCTTTTTTCATATACTTTGCTAGCCCATTTAAATCCGGCCATGTAAATTTATCGAAGTCGATGTAGTTCTGATCAATACTTTCATAACCAAAATTATTTACTATCAAATCAGTTAGTAAATGTGTTCCGCTTCTTCTAGCAGAGACTATAATTATATTCTTCTTAGTATTCATCTATGCTTTCTATTCTTGCTAATACCTCTCTATCTAGTATTACTCCGTTTTCTTTGAGCATCTGTTGATAGCTACTTTTATTTTTGAGATCTAAAGAACTTGCTCCGTGCCAATCGTATTTTAAATTCTGTAAACTTTCTTCAGGGTATTTGTATTCTTTATAGAATTTTTTATAACCTAAGTAGTGACGGGTTAAAGGTCCGTGAGAAAAAAAATTATGAAAGTCTCCAACGTTCTTATGAATAGACCGTTTGTACTTTCTAGCATTATCAACACCTAAAGGTTTAAGTTTCGTAAACTTAGATACTTGTTCTAGAAAAATTTTTTGATTAAAGACAGCATCTTCATACCTTAGCACTATACAGCTATTACCAAACTGTTTTTTATAAAATCTTATGAGGTCGATTTGTTTCTGTGCTACTTGATTGAGAAACTCTGAGGTATTTACATTCTGTTTACTGTCCAGTTGATAGTCAAAATCAGCAAGATGAAGACCGTTTTCATAAAACCCTATATTCATGGCTACTTCTCTAGGGTCTGTTATTATGACAAAAACTTTTGTATCTGCTTCTTTCTTTAATGCAGCTACTATATCAGCATTTAAAACTATATGAGTCTTAGCCCAGTGTTCGTTAGGTGTTAATTCAGGGAAATTTTCTCTTATGAGTTCTTTTGAGAATTCTGAACCAGACATCCTCCAGCTTACTAGAAGGTATTTGTTTAGCTTTAGATCTTTACGTATATAAGCATTCCAGCCATCAGCTAATACATTAGGAGTAGTCTCTTCAAATTCATTTAACTTGCTCAATTATCTTAACTTTTAAGTTTCCTGTACCTTTTATAAGACGGTGATACGTCTCTTTAGGAATAAAGATACGATTTAATTCTTTAGGAACCTCGTTATCTAATTGAAATTTCCAATCCGTTTCGTGAAGAGCTTCGACAATTCTATCTTCTTTGTCTCTATGCCATACGAATTCGAATGAGGGAGTATCTTGTAAGAACTCTCTAATTATATAACCTTCTTCCTTTTTTTCAGAATATGGTCTACCAGTAACCTGAGAAGTTTGATCCACCACCTAATGATTTCCAATAACGGCCAATATTACATGACCAGTAACCTGCTTTAGTTTTATCTTTTTTAGTGGCACACTTATGTCTTGCAGCGAAAGAAGCTCTTGCACCTCTCTTTTTTAATTTAACTGAAAGACCAGTGTCACCAAAAGAAACTTTTTTAACATTTCCTTTCTTACTCTTAACGTAGACGTAGAACTTTTTACTTCCACCTCTTTTAGGTTTGTTAAGTGCAACCTTTTTACCTCTGTACTCAGCTTCGTTCATATAATCAACTGAAGCTTTTAACATATCAAATCCAGAAAAGTCAAATGATTCGTTTTGTAACTTCACTGCTTTTCTAAAGTTTTCCATATTGATAGTACCGCCGATTGATTCTACTAACTCTTTTACTAAGTCAAAGTCAATCATTTCATCTATAGTAGTTGCTTCATCGATTGTATTTTCATCTTCGATCATTTCATCAATTAAGCATCCGATTTCGAAGAGTGGGTTATAGGAAGTAGATACCATAGGTAAATCTAAAGGTACTTTCATTCCATTATAGTCTCCATACTCTCCTATATCAGTAGTTTCGATTAGGTCCCTATCCTCTTCGCTAAGTTCGATTTCTTCGTTGCTAAGAGCTTCTCTTGCTTCTTTAAACAATTGTATAAAGGCTTCAGAGTTATAACGGTAGACATGCTCATGTAAAGAGAGCTTGTTGTCTATGTGGTATTGTAATGATGGGTAACCAATAAGGTTTTTAAGTTTTATCATAGTCGAAATCTTTTCTATAAAATTTTCCTAGTATATTATCATTTATGTATTGATGATTATATGTCTCTAGTACGTCATTTATAAATAGGTGCTTACATTCAAAATACGTTAATAGCTTCTTATTAGGTACGAAATCAAGAATTCTTTTCTCAAAATCGGCTCTTAAGTCTTTAGATTCTTTAACTAATCTTAATATATCTTTATGTGAACCATAATAGTCTCTCCAATCTGATTCAGTAATCACCTTTTGCTTTAGAGGAGTTCTTCCTCCTATACCTTTTGCCTTACGCTCTAATCTAAGAGCTTCAAGGGCTTTTTTGCCTAGTCTTTTGTTTCGTTCAAAGTATAGTACTTTTTTTCCTATATACTTCAAACCGGATGGCTTATGAAAGGTTTCGTAAATGAAACCATAAGTGCCTTCTGGCATGTCTGAAATATCTGTTATAAGCCTACCCTGAAAAGTCCAGGTAGGTAGTGTTGGCATGTTCATATTGATTTGGTTATGTCG